ACAGGATTGATGAACTTGGCTTAGGTAAGAAGGTTCTTGAACTCCGCAAGACACTTACCTGTGAAGAAGTAGCCGACGTAATCAACAGAGAATCCCTCCCAGCTGGCGAACAGCCGTTGAACAAAATGACCATTTCAAGATACTGCGCCGCGCATGGCTTAACGGACGTAGGCAGGAATGATGTCGCAACAGCGGTTAATCGCTTTAATGCTCTTTCCGAGGCGTGGAGTGTTCGCAACCGTCTTGTAAGGCATACAAACAAGCTCGGCAGAATACTCGACAACCTCAAAGACGATGAAGAGAAGCTGTCTGAGATTTCCTCCATCTCAAACGCCTATCTCCATTCGTGCAAGTTTCTCGAAGATTTGAACGAGAGCGTATCAAGGATTCAGAAAGAACAGCTAGGTGTCCAGAAGGTGCGAAAAGTGCTTGAGGTCTTTTTGAAAATCCTAGACAGATACCCGCAAGTTAAAGCTGAGGTCTTTGAAGAGCTTCGGCGTTCGGATATGTTCGAGACAATCAGAGCCATCTAAAACAAAAGTCCTAGCTTATGAGTGTAGGCACGAGGCTGAGACACGAGGAAGACATGCAATTTGGGGGTGTCCAAGGTGCTGACAGGGACAAGGCACTAAAAGGGGTGATTCTATAAAGCAGAAAAGATATTTTGATGAGTTAGCAAAGGCAATCGAGGAAACTACGTCAGCCGAGGCGGTAATGGATAGAGAGGACGCGGGACAGCGCATGAAAGACTGTGCTACTTCCCTTGAAAAGTTCGCTCTTACCTATTTCCCCTCGGTATTTTCTTGTGCATTTTCCCCTTTACACAAGGAAATTTTCAAGTCAGCAGAGGACATGATTCTGAGGAGAAAAAGACGAAAAAACTTCTATGTTCGAGCCGCTCCGCGCGGACATGGTAAGTCGCAGGTTATCTCGTTTTTGCTGATTATCTGGTGCATAGTTTACAAGTACAAAAGGAACATTTTGCTCGTTTCTGATACGTTAGACCAAGCGCGTTCTTTCATTTCGGCGATAAAGACAGAACTTGAAGAAAATGACCTTATCAAAACCGACTTTGGTGACCTCGTTTCGGAAGAGAAATGGGCGCAAGATAAGATTATTACTTCTAACCGCGTACAGGTTTATGGCCGTGGTGCTGGACAGAAACTTCGCGGTAATAAGTTCGGCTCGATTCGCCCTGAGTTAATCATCATCGATGATTTGGAGAACGATGAAAACGTAGAGACAGAAGCGCAACGAAAAAAGTTGTTCAACTGGTTTATGAAAGCCCTTATTCCAGTAGGTACGCCGACAAGCGATTATATCTACATTGGGACGGTACTTCACTATGAGTCATTACTGCAAAAGCTCTTAACTGCTCCTGCGTTCTCAATGTGGGACAGAAAGAGATACCAAGCGGTACAGCACTTTTCGGATTCTCCGTTGTGGGATGATTGGGAACAAATCCTCACGGACGAGCACAACCCTAAAGCTGGCGAAGATGCCTATCAATTCTATCAGAAGCACAGAGACGAGATGCTTAAAGGTGTCGAATCTCTTTGGCCTGAGAGTTCTCCAGACTATTACGAGAACATGATGGAACTTAGGGTTTCCGATAGTAGCTCTTTTGCAAGTGAGTATCAGAATGAACCGATTGACCCTGCTAACGCGGAGTTCCTTCCTGAGTGGTTTGATTACTACTATGAACTTCCAGAAATCAAGGAAGTTTATGGCGCTGTTGACCCCTCTCTTGGTAAGGCAAAATCAGACCGAGCAGCAATCATATTCGCTGGTAAGGATGAGAACGGATTCCTTTATGTACTTGATGTGACTATGGGAAGATTCAAACCAGACAGGCTCATTGACCTCATTATTGCTGGTTCTATGAAGTATCAGAGCCACCTTGTTTCGGTGACGATTGAGACAGTTCAGTTCCAAGCGATGTTCAAGGATGAAGTCGCTAAGAGAGGTCTGAACGCTGGTATTCAGATTCCAATTAATGAGTACAACAGCAAGGTTGAAAAGCAGTTACGTCTTCGCGGTATGATTCCGAGAATCAAGAACAAATACATCAAGTTCCGTAAAGACCAGACTGTACTTGTCAACGAATTTCTACGATTTCCAAAGGGTAGTGATGATGGAATGGATGCACTTAACATGATTTGTTCTGCTGCTTTCCCAGACATGTCTCACCGCCTTGTTTTTGGAGGACTATCCTCGCGCATGAAACCAACACCGATGGGAGGGATTTTCACAAAATGGAGATAAGAGCTTTCGGGAAAGTTTTCCACCTTGGCATTAAAACACCGTCTGACGGACACCTTCAAAGGCAGTCTGCCACGACGATTATTTCTTTGCCTAACTTCACTCCAAAAGATTCGCTTATCAAAGTGAACGAACGGAGCTTGCGGAACTTTTCTCGAATGGCAATTCCTCACCGTGCTATTTCCCTTATTCGGGACGGAGTATTAGCGCAGAATTGGAGGATTGTCCCTACCAATGCAGGAGATAAACGTACCTATGGTGCTGCTATCAAAGCATTGGAGAATATTATCCTGCATCCTAATGAGACAGACACTTACGAGTCTTTTTGGGGACAGGTTATCAATGAAACCTTGATTGGAGATAATGGAGCGGCAGAGATTGTCTTCACTGGAGACATTCGCAGACCAATGAAGTTATATCCGATTAACGGTTTCGCTCTTGAATATGTCACAGGGTTTTTCACAAATCCAGAGTTTTACCGATTTTGTCAGGTCGTAGGAGCGAACAGGACGTATCTGTATGACAAGGATGTTCTTTATTTGCAGCATAATAAGACCGTCGATACGCCATACGGATTGTCTCCTATTGAAGCGGCTTTTCAGCATATCAATGCGTTGACTAGTGCTCAAGAATACGCTTCTACGCAAACCGACAATGCTATTCCTAAATACGCTCTTGACCTTGGGGAGAACGTCTCACAGGCAGACCTCGATGCGTTCAGAAAGTATTGGCGTGAAGAGGTACAGGGACGTGGTGAACAGGCAATTATCGGCGGTACGAAGGGTGCTCAAGCACTTCACCTTGGTGCTGACGGTGATGAAGGTCTGTTCCTTGAATGGCAAAAAGAGTTAATCACAGAGATTGCTCTCGCCTTTGGCATTGACCCTAAGAAACTTGGTCAGGGCAGTAATACAGACCGTTCTACTGTGGAAGAGCAAAATGAGTCTATGCTCAATGAGGCGATTCGTCCGTATTGCTTACTGCTTGCCGATGAGATTAACAAGAAAATCATTGGTCGTTTAGGCATGGGCGACTATTTGAAATTCGAGTTTGTCTTTGAAGATACGCTGACGCAGAAGCAACAGAAGCAGACGATGCTCACGGAACAATGGAACAATAACGGTATTACCTTTGCAGAGTACAGAAATGCTATTGGTATGCCGCATATTGATAGTCCGTATAATGACATGACTCAGGCAGAGATGAAATCGGCATTGAATAAAAAATATGCTGTACAGACTGGTGGATTTAATGGTTTAGGCAAAGACCAAAAAGAGGATGTGAAAAAGAAGACTGATGGCGAAAAAAAACGAGCAGAAGAAGACAGAGGGAAAGAGCGTAACGCTTAATTTCTCTAGTTTCAGTACGATGCAGGACGAGAACAATCCTGACGTATTGAATTTCAGCGGTGTTGCTGGGTATGTTGATACTCCCACGGACGGTACGCCATGCGGCGGCATTATGGGATATAAAACCATTATCAGTAGTGAGAACATTGATGTGGAGTCCCTTGCTGGTAGTGGCGTAAACGTCCAATGGAGCGACGATTTCTTTAGCGACCCTGCATACAATCTGAAAGACCATGCTCCTCGCTTCAAGGTTGGCGTGGTTGATGAAGCTCATTTGAACGGTAATGAAATTGCTGTTGCTGGTCATTTGTGGAAGAATGATTTCCCCGATGTGTGCGACACGATTGAGAGTGCGAAAGAGTCTCTTGGTTTCTCCGTTGAAGTTTACTTTGATGGTGTAATGAGAGACGATAAAGCACAGACTCTTACGGGACTGGGAGCGCACTTCACAGGGGTTGCAATCCTCTACAAGAACAAGGCGGCATTTCAGAATACTAAGTTTATGTGTTCCATGATGAATAAGGAGAATGAAGAATTGAACGAGGAAACGAAGAACGCTCTCGATGAGCAGCAAAAGGCTTTCGACGCTAAGTTTTCCGCTCTCGAAGCATCTATTAAGACGCTGACGGAGACGGTTGAAAAGCTGTCCAAGGTTGAAGACAAGGCCGAGCCGAAGCAGGATGAACCGAAGATGGATTTTGCGGCTATGCAGGATGCTATCACGGCTGGCGTTAAGGATGCTATGGCACAGGCACTTGCCGAGAAGAAGGTAGAGACGAAGGAAGAGGAGAAAGAGCCTGAGCGTAAGACTAAGGTTGACTTTGCATCCCTCCCGCGTTTCGATGGCGAGAAGAAGACGGCTATGGAGCTTTCCAAGGCTATCGACGATAACGATAAGCTGACGGCAGAGCAGAAATGGGCGAAGAAAATCCAGCTCTGGAATGAGCACCAAGACGAGTTTCACGCATAAGAGAGGAAGGTAAAATTTGAGTATTCGACTTTTTGACGGCGAGAGCCGCTTTATGAGTTTCGCAAACGCGACGGCTGACTATATCGGCACAGGCGCACTGTATGTCCCTGTTTTCGAGTCGCAGATTATGGACAAGACGCGCAAGCGGGGTACGCTCCTCCAGCGTGTTAAGGCCAAGGCTGCAACGGGTCATCCGACGCGCTACTTCGAGAAGCTCGCACATGACACCAAGGAGAAGTTCATTGACCCGCGTGCAATCGACCATGCTCTTGATACGCAAGTCCAGCGTGTTGAGCGTTCGGCTCTGATTCGCGCCGAGGTTGATGGTATCACGTTCGGCAAGTTTGACCGTGAGGTTACGCAGCAGCAGGGGCTTTTCGGTGACCTTCAAGCGCAAGACCTCTCGGAAGTTGTCTCCGATATGCTCGATGCACAAGACCGCGCTGTGTGGACTGGCGGGGCAAAAGACCTCATGGACTCCACGTCTCACGAGTATTGCTCCATCCTCACGCAGATTAAGAAGACTGGCACGATTGCCAAGGACGCGCGTCTCACGGAGGCTATTCGCAACGGTGTGGCTATGCTCATGTACAACAAGAAGTACAAGGTCACTCCGACGGCTATCTACATGAATCCGCTCGACAAGGCAAAACTTGAGTCTCAGGAAATCAATGCCAAGGACAAGGTGAAGACGTATGACGTTGAGGTGCTTCCTGGCATTAAGGTGACTGGCATTATGACGGTCGCTGGCGTTCTGCCGATTGTGACGGATATTTACTGCCCTGTCGGTAAGATTGCTATCGTCGATGAGAACCTCCTTGAGCGTCAGTATGTGGCGAGTGCTGTTCCGCGTATGTATCAGCTCGGCACGGAGAAAGACCTTGCACAGCGTTATATCGCGGTTCTGTTCGATACGTTCATCGTCCGCGGTGGTAACTACGGTCACCTCATGCTCACGATTGACGGCGAGACGGAGGCTACTGTTCCTGTTGGTACGGATGTTATCACGGTCAACAAGACAGATGAGAGTCCGTCCACGAACGCGGCTGGTGCGTAATAACGGCTAATACCTAATCTTTCGTAATAAGTCGCTTGGTATTCCAACAAATAAACAGAAAGCGTCTGCGGCGGCTATTAAAAGGAGTTGATTCAATGCCACGAAGGAAGACCACTACAACAAAGGTTGCACCGAAGGAGACTCCTAAGAAAGTTGTCTACAAGGTCAAAACGAGCGAGGATGTAATTATTCTCAAGCATCGTGCTGTTATCGCACATGATGGCTATGTCCTTGTCAATCCAGAGGAGTTTGCCGAGGTTAAGGCGATGGGGCTGATTTCCAATGAGTGATATGTATCTCACGGAAGAAGAAATTCCTGTTTATTGCTCTACGATTGATGGGGTCACTTCCTCTGATGTAGCGATGGCAACAGACCTTATCAATAGCTTTCTTGGGCGCTCTTTTGTTCCAAAGGAATATGTTGACAGGGTAAAGCTGTCTAAGACTAATCGAGGAAAACTCAGCCATTCTCCTATCATTGAAATCGAGTCTGTCACCTGTATCTCTGATACGCTGTTCGGCAGGAGTACAAATGCTCTCGATGTGAATGATATTGAACTTGATACTGAGAACGATGGGTATTTTACCTACATTGGCTCTTTCGATATTAACATGATGCTCTTCCACTCCAGACCGTCTAAACTTGAAATCAAGTACAAGAGCGGTTTTGATGAGTACCCTAAGCGTCTCAAGACGGCCACGGCTATGCTTGCTTGTAATATCAGACAGGCACAGAGTTTTGCTGGAGCAAAGCAATTAACATCTCTTGACTTTAACATTATGATGACAGATGATAGCTTCTTCACTTCTGACATTAAGATGCTTCTGAGGGGGTTAAATGCCGATGTTCGCGCTTTTTAATAGGTTCAAGCAGCCTATTGATATTGCTGGTAAAGACCCAGAAAAGATTGTTCTCACGCGAGTAGGTAAGAGCAACGCTTCTAATTTCAAGAGCAATTTTGTTTTTACTGGACTCCTTCAAGAGAATACGAAGCTCCAAAACGGTGACTTGTTTTCCTGCACTGTAAAGGGAACTAAGAAAGATTTCATCGTTGTTGCATTACGTCCCTCTGCCGAGTCGGTGCAAGCTACGGTGTATATGTGCAACGGCACTATCTCCGTAACAAGGAAGGGCGAAGAGAAGTATGACGAAGACGGTGATTTGATTGGCACGGAACTGGTTCATGTCCTTGATACGCCATGCAATCATGTGACAGTAAATGCCAATATGCGAATGATGGACGCAGGGCTTCTTCCTAGCACGACAAAAGAGTTCCGCGTTCCGATTTGCGATATTAAGTTACTTGACCGTATTACACTCGACGGCAAGAACTATTGTGTAGACGCTATTGACACCACGAAGTTTGCTGGACTCCTTGCGGTTCAGACAAGCGACGATAACCGTAACCTATGAGTAGAAGATTTGACCTAGGGAAAAACCTTAAAGATGGTGTCCGTAGGGTTATCTCAAAATATATCAGAGCGGCAAAAGATAACGTCCGTACAGAGTGGCAAAAGATGAACACGATTGACGGTGAAGCACACATCTCGTCTACTCAAAAACCTCAGCAAACGAATGATGTTGTGAGCTATATCGTAGAAGCGTGGGGACAAAAGGCGTGGATTGCTGAGTATGGAAAAGGTAGCCTAATGGACAAATCGGATGAGAATCCATACCTGTCTGATTACTTGGCTTCTTCCAACTTCAACAAGAACCGTCTTGCAGATGGTTTGGCTATCATGGGCAGACCGAAGGGCGTATACAAAGACCTTGACGGTAATGTATATACCTCTAGCGGTAGTGCTGAGTGGGTAAATCTCGAAGATTGGTGGTCTTCGCGCCATATAAACCTCCGAGGACGTAACCACAGACTGAAAATTGATGGCTATTTCTATACACCGTCTCCAGCTTATCATGTTCTGAAAAAAGCGCTGCTGGACAGCAATCTCCTCTCCGATATGGAAGAAGAGATTCACAACGTTTTTATCGAATGTGTCGCTAGATATTTTAAGAGTGAAATAAAGAAGGTGAGAATTTCTCTATGACAGATGATATGGGAGTCCTTGATGATGTTTACCGCAAGCTCAAAAAGAATAAAGACCTCATAAAACTGCTGGGAAATCCAAAAACCGAGGGCGAAATTAATCAGCGAATCCGAAGGGAGTTAACGCCGCTTAGTTACGCCACAGTTGATAACGTAAACTTTGTAAGCATATATTTCTCGTCCGCAACTGAAACGGATAATATCTATGTGCTGAGAGGTTTTTTGTGCGTAGATTATTATGCCAAATCGAGGAAAGATTTGAAAGCTATGAAGCGAATTATCACGGAAGAGCTGCGCGAGGAGGATTTTTTCGTGGGTTCGTGCTATAACCTTCCATCTGACACGAAGGGCGTATACAAATATGCACAGCGTTATCGTCCGTTGATTTTTGCATAAAGAAAAGGAGAATCAATTTGAATCCAATCACTAAGAACGAGTCCTTCTTTGTTGAGGGTACTGGTAAGGCTATTGTAGTCGGCGAGACTGGCAAGGTTGGTTACATCCACCTCCAGAACGCTACATTCGAGTTCTCGTCCAAGATGGAGGACATTTTCGGCGGCGAGTCCAATACGTCCCTGTTCTCGTATCAGACTGAGAAGAGCGGTTCTGTCACGTTTACGAACGCTTCTATGGACACGCAGACGGTTGCACTCACTCAGGGCGTAAAAGCCAAGGACAAGGGTGTTGTTGTCTTCGCTCTCGATGAGGTTATCACAGTCGGCGCTGACGGTGCTATCAAGCTGGCACACGCTGATACGGCTGACCTTGCTACGCTCGTTGTCGCTGACGATGACGGTAATGTGGTCAAGGTGACGGACAGCAAGGTTGATACGACGTATGCTGGCAAGGAGCTTAAAGCTACCTACGCATACACGACTGATACTGGTGCTGTTGGCCTTGATGTGCAGACGGTTTCTGTACCTGGCTATGCCACGATTTACTTCAAGTCGAAGCCGATGAAGCAGAAGAACGGTCGTATCGTCCGTATGAACGTCATTCTTTACAAGACGCGCTCTGACGGCTCTCTCAAGCTGGATTTCAAGCACAAGAACGCTTTTGCTCCTGAGCTGAAATTCTCCATTGTTGACCCTGAGCGCAAGGACGGCAAGTTCTGGAGCTTCGCTACGGAGGATGTCACGGAGGCAGAGTCCGATAACAAGGATGTCGTTGCTCCGACAGCCTCGGCTGGTTCGTCTAGCACGAGTTCCACGGGCGCTGACGCTGGCGCAGGTCACTAATGAATGATGGAGGAGAGGTTACTATCTCTTCTCTTTTCTTGTCTTTGAGGGGAAACCCTCATTGACGAAAAACAGAAAATCTATTACGAAAGGTTATGACAATATGGAAAAAGACAATTTCATCAAATGCCGTGATGGTAAGGAGCGCGAGATTTTCCCTGCACTTATCAAGTACAAGAACAAGATTCGCCACTATATCACACGGTTCAGAACGGATATGGCTATTCTCAATATCATTTCTCCCGATATGCAGAAAGTTGTTGAGTCCACGCCTACGAGCGATAACGACAAAGAGTATTTCTCCGATGAGCCGTATGAAGCTATGATGGAACTGCTCGTGCTTGCTTTTGGTGAGAAGTATACGCGAGAGGAAATCGAGGGCTTCGTTGACGTTGCTATGATTCCGAAAATCTTCGATGTGTTCTTCGCGACGAGCGGGTATGGAGAAGCAAAAAAAAAAGACAAAGAAG